CGGAGGGATAAAGCGGCGGAGGTGTTAACTCTCGCCAGCTTCGGTCGAAAAGGAGTGAGTGCCGCTCATACCGCACTCGGACGAGCTTGGCGCTCTCGCACCGACGGCATGATCTGGTATCACTCTTTTTTTTTTTTTTCATCCATTCCGTTCCAACCGCCATTGAAAACTACCAGTCAACAGAAAGACGCTTCGCGCAGTCCTGCAGGTGAGCCCAGAGACTACAGAGCTGCAGCACGCAACACCAGCCGTCAATCCTCGTGTGTTTTCAAGTACCGGAGTAGATAGGAGTTGGTCGTGTCGATCAGAGGACTCTCGCTAGAATCGATGTTGTCGAGAAGGGAATAAGCATGACTGTCTTGGAACTGTATGACGGTTCTCGAGCTGCTTACTCTTTCAGGCCCTCCTGCCTGTTCCCTACTATCTTCTTTGAATAATCGAAATAGATTCCGGTCGTCCTGAACATGACGGTAGGTCTCTAATCGCTCATCCAAAGAAGAAACATCGATTCCAGAAGGAGTCCCCCAAGGTTCATCTAGCGTGGCGGCGTCGGCCAGTTCTCTCAATGATGGTTGGTCCAGTGCGTACTCAGGATCAACCATAGACTCAAGATCAACGAGTCTCCAATATTCAACCCATCTTGGCATTAGAACTTCCTGCCCGACGTCTACGACATTCTTCGCGAACACATAGCCCCTTTTCTCCATCTCCATCGTTTCCTTGTAACAGTTGAAAACCTTGAGCATTCTATCCTCGGTAAGGCAACACAAGAGCTCCAGCGCATCATCGAGCTGCTCTTCGTACTTTTTGCCACCTAACCAAGGATCTGTCCAGAAGGCAAGCTTTCGGATTCCATACTGTTTGCGAGCGATTTCTTTTACCCGATCACGTTTCATCCAACCGGTTCTCACACGGTTAGGTTTCTCTGGTTCTTCACCGCCTAGATACACGAAGTGTTTGAGTCCGCAAACTTCGTGTCCAGGCTGGACGGCTTCTCTTTCTCCAAATACTTGATAGGGTCGAGTTTTGCTTACTACCAAAAAAGCATACTGTACCCAGTCAAAGTTAGAAAACGAGAAGGGCTCGTCAGAACCAGTCCCTCCCCACCCTACAGGAAAGCGGGGGAAAAGGACATGATCAGGTTTAAAAATTCGATCGCTAGCGATAGAGCGAAGAGGGCTCTTCAGGTATTCGATCCATCTCCGATTGGGAGCTTTGTAAACTCCGTCGCCCACCGCCACGATCAGCGAGGGTCTTATGACGTGAACGAGTTTCGTCCCATCGAAGAGTTCAGAATTCACCGTGAAGTAGCGTTCGTTCAGAAGCGTTTTTCCACGCGAGACAACCCCACCAATTTCTTTCACAGCTTCTTGCCAACGGATTGACCTCTCCTCATCAGCATTCTTTATGACAATATCGTCACCGTTAAAGCCGAACTTGTTGAACTGCTTCAATTCCTTTCTGAACTCCTTGAGTGGAAGATCGATTGGGAAATCGCAAGCTATAAGTCCGGTTATTTTGGTGTTGATACAAAGAATAGGAAAGGACAACGTAGAGCCCATGAACTGGCCCCCCGTCTGAGTGTAAAATTGCCACGCGCCGTAGCCGTCTTTGCCCATAACCTCCTCATCAAGGTGGAGCATCACTGCTTGTGTAGTAAAGGAAGCGATTTGATCATAATGCACCTTCCAACAAGACTTACATGAGCATATTTCATCTGGGCATTTTTTGTAGAACAGCTTACAGATATGACGCATGACAACTTCGGCAATCTCACCGGAAAAGTTATCAGTGGCCGACTCGAGATCGCCCGACAAGTAAGGGCCTTCGAAGTCCGCAGGGATCCATTGGTCGACATCACGACCCGCTATTGAAGTTGGGAGTTTCCGAATGATATTGAACATATACTCGTTAAGATATGCGTAGTCTTGATTATAAGCGCAATCGAGTGTTATTGTTCGGAATTTCCCACCAGAGACGATTGTACAAGGACGTACTTCTCTAGTCGATCTGGGTAGCGTTTCGTAGATGGCGATCCTTTTTCCTCCACTTGACATCTGGTTTTGAACGCAAGCTTTTCCTGAATTTGGGATGAACTTCCCCCTTAGTCTATAGCGTACGACGGACTCTTTTGTGAACAGAGCGTCGCAGATCTTTTGCGCTAAGAGTAAGGCCCTTGCACTTGCCCTCTTACGAGGAGCTTCCATATCAGGTGCAGGGAATTTGAACGATCCGGGTGAGTCGAGGTACTGTTTTACTAGTGCTTCATTCAGTACGGGATCGAAAGGAGTAGCAACACGTTTAAAGAACTCGCGGGTTTTATCATCAGCATCAGCCGGATCGCAGTTTACAAATACTTTGCGACCAAGGTAGAGTGAGAAGATTTTACCCGGATGAGAACTAACGGCCAGATTGAGAGGTAGGATACCTGGGACGTTGAAGGCCCCCGAGCCCCTTTTCAAGAGAGATCCAAAACATTCTTCCATGGCAGAGTCAAACACCTTCTTATCATATGGGTGCAGGCTTGTTAGCCCGCGACCATATGATCGGTCGGCGTTGACTCCCAGGAGAGTTCGAAATTCGAACCAGGCAAGATTGCAAAAACGTTGGGCACGCTCATACGTCATCTTGTACATCTGGTAGAATCTCTGCTCTCCTGTCAATTTGAATTTTGCAAACCATGCGGATGCATATTCGCGGTTCCTCTTGAACTCACGGCTTGCTTGACTCAAATTGGTGTCATAGAAGAATGTTCGGATCTCCTTGATAAGAGGCTCTGCGTTTCCTCTGATCTTCTTGAATTGCTCAGCCGATAATCCGGTTAACTTTCCCATAGTGGTAGGGAGGTGGTTAAGTTTTCCGAATTCTCGACCGTGGAGTTCAGCAGATACGTAGTTGAACTCATC